AAAAATCATTAGGATTTGCTGTCTTAACGTGCACCATGTCGGGCGATTGAATGTCGCGCGTAATGCCGCCATACTGGTAGCGATAGTAGTCAATCAAGCGCTGGCTGCCGGCCTTAATCTTGATGCCCTGTGGCAGCAACGGCCAAAGCTCTACCGGCTGCGCTGAATTGCCTGCTCGAATAATTGACCAATAAGAGTTGCCAGCCAGGTCGATATGCTGGCTCATAAATTCCATCATTTCTGACCATGCAAAATCAGGGTTTGGCCGATCAATCAGCTTTTGAAGCGGGCTGTCTGGTGCCTCGACTTTAGTGCCGTCTCGCTGTTTTCGGTACGCCTTCCACGGCACTTGAGCGACGCTTTTAGCGCGCCTATCCACGCATGCATAAAAGATCGCGCTGGCCTTTAGTCCCTGCTCAATAGCGGTTTCTGTGTCCCACTTTTGAAACACCGGAGCCGTGCGGCTGTATGTCAGCAAAAGCTCAGGCAACGTGACCGACTTCGTTTCCGCCATTGGCTCGCGCTTTTTAAAAAAATCAATTAATGCCATTGTCGGTTTCCTGTGCGAGTTGCAGCCCCATGCGGCCAATTGCTTCGTGTGCTTCCTGCTCGGTCACGTTGGATGCGTCGAAAAGCGTTTGCACTTGCTCGGTCGTTGTAATGTAGCCCGCACTATTGGCAAGCATTGCAACTGCCTCTGGGTTCCCTGCTGTGGTGATCGGATCTGCATCTAGCGGGTAGGTCGTGAGCGGCAGCATGGCGGCAAACTCGTCGCTAATAATCCCCGCGCTAATCCAGTGCGTGACAGGCTCTGCTCCAGTAGGCGATAGTGGCGTGGTGTACATGCCATCCCCGGCAGGTCCGGCAACAACGGCGGATAGTTCGCGGGCATATGCCGCCTGTGAATCTGGAATAATTAAACAGCGATATTTCATACGATAACCACCCCGGATTTACCGGCTAAGTACGCTTCTGAGTTGTCGCGTTCATCGGCGCTTAGTTCATCACCAAAGCGCACGATTAGACCGTAGATTCTGCCGTTTAACGGGAAAGCAGTTCCAGGTCTGCGTCCGATATATATCGGGTTAGTTGAGAACGCTGAAACTACGCCCGGATAACTGCCAAAGGAGCCGATTTCATCGTCTGCCCCGTTTGTTCGGAGAAGAATTTGGTTGTTTAAATTAAATCCGGCACCATTGATATTGGCAAAAAACACCGCTGAATATGGAGGCGTTCTCGCGCTCGTAGCTTGCCCGCCGGTCCCCGATGGGCCTCTTAACCCGGCAACAAACGTGTTTGAAGCGCCGGTAACATAAGTTCTGAGATCGCCGCTTGTCGTATCGTCGCCAAGCTCGGCAACAATTCCAAGCCCCGCGCCCGTAACTCGCATGCCAGAAATGATCTGCGAGACATTGCTGCCCGGTGTGTTCGCCAGCGTAGCAAGAAAATCGTCGACGCCATCAAAATTTAGCCAGTGCAGCGTGCCGTCTGTCTGATAAGTAGGGCGCGCCGTGGATGTAGTTTGCATAGCGTGCGTGTTGCGCCCAGATTTATCCAGCATCAGCCCAACAGGCTGCCCAGTTGCCGTGACGGGTATCGTGCCTGCTGCGTCCTGATAGAGCGTGCTCAGGTCGCTTGGGTCATACCATGCGCCATTTTCGCCAAATTGGAATAGGTTGGCAGGTGAAAATTGAGGTACTTGTTCTCCAAGCCGCCGCACGGCAAGTTGAGTAATTGATAAGCCAAGCCCTATCATGTCACCGCCTCACAAACAACGAGCCGTTGTTACCTGCAAACAAAACAAAAGCAAGTGGGATGTTGATAGTGTGCGCGCCCTTGGTAAGTGCTCCTGCAATAGTCGGGTGCGGGTATAGCACATCGCCATTCACCCATGTCTCGCCAACACTTGAGCCATCGGTGTCAATGCCGCGAACAACTCCAAAAGTGCTAATGTAGCCGGTCTGATTGTTTGCAATGTTTTGATCTGCAATGCCGAGGATAAACATGCCATCAATTGCGCCGGTTGCGGGCGCTGCTGTAATGCGTCCGCTGTTGCCATCGCTACCCGTGGCCATAATACACTGGCCAATGGAAATTGCGCTTGAGGCTTTTACGAGCATGTGCAGCTCTTGCCCGACTTGAAGCGTCACGCCGCCAGGCAAGCCGATGTCTACCGTTTTGTCAGTTGCGTTCCACGCCATTTCGCCATCGCCTGGCGCTGTATTGTTCGTCGTGTCGAAAACAAATTTCTGCACCGGAATCGGGATTAATTCTGCCGTCGTCGTTTTTTTAGTAACGCCGCCCTGCACCACCGGCACTGCCTCAGTGCCAGTTAATGCGCTGGCTGCCGCCAGCTCAGACAGTTTAATAATTGGCGCAGTCATCTCAGATTAGCGCCACAATGTTTGCGGCACTGGTCCCGAGCATAACTTTTTTTGCACGAACAGGGATAATTGCACCCGACGGAACATTGTAGAAAAAAACCGGGGTCGAATCTTCTTGGGCGAGAATTAGCAAATCGCCGCCAGTGCCAACATACAAAGCTTTTGAAACACAGTCCAGCTCAATAATGTCGTCTGGATAAACCTCGCGCAGGCTTTTTGCTGGGAAGTCCGTCGTGTCGCCTAAATGGGCTTGCTTGTCAATTGCTGGCATGGTTCCTCCAATAATTTCAACATTTTATGCCAAATCAGAAAAAATCTATAACAATGTTTTGCTTGGCAGATCTTCTCACGCCTTCGCACGCGTACCGCAGCGCATCAATAACGTGGTTCTTTTTGTCCTGCAAAACTGGCAGCACTTTTCCTGTGAGCGGATCAGTTTTGAAACTATAGAACGTCAGCTCGTCGATAGTGTGCGTGCATCGAGGATGCACAACGATATCGTATGATTTCAGCCACTCAATGCCCTCCTCGACCGATTTTGCACCTTTTACCGCGCCCATGATCTTAGGGAACCCGTTCTTGCGCATGTGACTAATTGTTTCAGGACGCGAGCTATCGGCCACGATAGGCCACTTTTCTGCCTCGGGCACAGTCATAAACAGCTCAGGCGTGTTGACGATCTCGCAGCCCACCATGAACGCCTCGTAATCGATATACAGAGTTCGTCCTACAATGTGACAGCGCACTAGCGTCGTCGGATCGGTGGCGAACCCCCAGTCAGCGCCTAGTCTATGAACTGCATCATGCGGCGCTTCAAACTCCTCAACGCGCCAATTCTGAAACACGCGAGCGCTGCTGTTTTGCAGGTAGCCGCCACGCCAGACATGGGCATATTTGTCTGGATCGCGCCCTAGGTCGTACTCCATCTCTGCGCGTAGCACATCCGGGAACCAAGGGTTGTCGTCAAAGTTTACCTCCAACACAACCGAGCTAGGCGGCGGCTTCTCTCCACGCAGCAGCACATCAACTGGGTCAGTGGCCTGACTCGGGTTCCATGTGAACCAAAGCTCGGAGCCAGGCTTGCGTATTGTCGGGCGCAGCAGGTCTAGGCTTCGTTGGCTGAGGCTTTGAGCTTCCTCGACCCACGCGCAATCGTAGCCCTCTAGGCTCTTTATGCTATCGGCGGTATGGTTCTGCATGCCCTGGAAAATGATCATGCCGTCGCCGCGCCGGGACTTAATAACCGCTTCCTGCACCTCGAAATAAGCGCCCGCGTTCATCTGCTCTATCTTCAGCTCTAGAAGGCGCTTGACCGACTGAGCGAGCGACTTCTGGACCTCGCGCACGCATACGCTGCGCCGCTTCTGGTCCATGATATGCGCCTCAATTAGCATCTCGGCGAAGGCGTGCGATTTCCCCGACCCACGCCCACCATGCGCGCCTTTGTAGCGTGCAGGCTCTAGCAGTGGCAGGGCCCATTCGGGGGTTTCGATGCGTAGGGTGGTCACTTCTTCACCACCACGCGCTCTATGGTCTTAATCTCCAACGGCCCGCCATCTGCTCCGCTTACCTCATGCTTCTGCGTCTCAGCCCATCTCATCTGAGTTTTTGACCACCAAATCATGGCCGTAGTGTCGCCGCCCATTGCCTTCTGAAATAGAGTCTTTCCGACTTGAGCATTTGCCTTGGCCTTGCCGGATTGCAGCTCGGTTGCAAAGTGCTTGCGCAGCGTGTCAGCGTCTATGCCTCCACGCACCAATATGGCAATCTGCTCGATTGGCAGGCCGTAGCCTGACATGGCCTCGACCTGTTTGCGCTCTGCGTCGGTCGGCTGGAATGGAGGCTGACCAGCGCCAGGACGAGCTCCACCATGCCCGTTAGACTTTTTTAAATCCGAAGTTTCAAGTTTTTTCTTATTAGTCGCCATTCGTAACCTCCGCGAAAGGTTTTCCAGTTTCTGCGTGAATTGCTATTTTGCCTGTGAAGTCTTGCCAGCGCTTGACGATGACGTCGACATACTTGGGGTCCAGTTCCATCAGGCGCGCTTGGCGGCCGGTTTTCTCGCATGCGATCAGGGTGGACCCGCTGCCGCCGAACAGGTCCAGCACCAGCTTGGGGTCGCCGTATCTCTCGAAACACCACTCAGCCAGTGCTGTGGGTTTTTGGGTCGGGTGGACCCGCTTCTGTCCATGCTCACTTGCTTTGACCATGCCGTGCCACATGTGTCGGAACACGTCGACGCGCACGCCGCTATTGATGAAGGCCAGTTCTGCGCCAGAAAATGTGTCACCTTCGCGCTGCTTATCCCAGACTAGCCAGCCGTGGCCGTCTGGCAGGGCGCTGGGATAGTAGTTTGCACCCCAGAAGATCATCCTGGCTTCAGGCCACTGGCCTGCGCACAGCCTGAACGCGTCGATGGCCACAGTGACATCCTGGTCGCCCATGATCTCGCCAAAGTCGTTTCCGCTGTCTGCGCCGTCGATACCCTTGCCACTGTGAGCGATGCCGTAGGGTGGATCTGTGAACACCATATCAGGGGCCTGGGCCTCGGTCAGCTTGTCCACCGCATCGATGCTTGTGCTGTCTCCGCACATCAAACGATGCTTGCCCATGATCCAAACGTCGCCTGGAACTGTGATTGAGTTTTCCTGAACTGCTGGAGCATCGTCTGGGTCTGTCAAGCCAGGCTCAATCTCCACCGGCATCAGCGCAGCGATCTCATCGTCGGTAAACCCCACCAAGTCAAGATCAAACCCAAGATCCCCCAGCTCTCCCAGCTCAAGCGCCAGCAGTTCATTGTCCCATCCAGCATTCAGCGCAAGCTTGTTGTCCGCGATCACGTAGGCACGTTTCTGGGCATCGGTCCAGCCTGCAGCGACCATGACCGGCAATGATGCCATGCCGAGTTTTCGAGCAGCCATCACGCGACCATGACCTGCAATGATGCTGCCGGACTCATCCACTAGGACGGCGGTTGTAAATCCCCATTCACGGATGCTTGCCGCGATCTGAGCCACCTGCTCCTCACTATGCGTGCGCGAGTTTTTTGCATAAGGCACTAGCTTTTCAATGGGCCACTGCTCAACCTTGTCAGCCGGATTAAATTTCATAAATCA